GGCTGACAACGGAAAGTAACGACACGCTAGTAACGCTGTGGTCTGCTAAACATGGAGATGGATGGTGGGTCAACCACATGGAAGTCATCCACAGCGACATAACAACAGAAGAAGCGTTCTGGCGTTTGATGTTGCATGAAATGATGCGCAGAAACTTATTGGACAAGCACTACCACGTGCAAACACATAAAACTTTATACAAACTAAAATGCAGATCATAGACAACAAAGCAGTCTTGCTACGGACACGCAAGCCTGACAAATACGCTGTGATACCTCGCAGCAAAAATCTTGGAGAAGTAGCCCCTGGTGTACACGAGGTACTTGTGTTCTGGGGTTTGGACGAAATGCGTGTGCTGCGCAATCTGGGTGTACGTAGCGTGCCGTCACCCATCAAGGCTAAATACAACTGGCCTGGGAAACACAAGCCGTTCGCGCATCAGATCGAGACAGCATCGTTCTTGTTTGGGCTGCGAAGTCGCGTATTTCCTTTGGTAGACTTCCCCCCAGATCGGATAGGTGTGATATGGTCGATGTCTTTACCGGCTCTATCGATACCGTCTTTGTCATACATTCTCCTTGCGCGTTGGCGCTCGATCTGATCGGTCGTCTCTCCGGTTGCCTTCTGCAGCTTGTACGCGTGCCTGTAGTCACGCTTGCCGTTGGTCTGCGTCATATCAACTCCTCTTCGTGTTGAACGTACAGTCTTTGACGGGGCACCATCCGCACAGCGGGCTCTGTGAGGGGTTCCACACGTCGAACTCATGCGCTGCCTCCAGCTTGGCAACGCGCTCCCGGTAGTCCCACCACGCAGCCTCTGCGTCTTCGTAGGACATCTTGTGCTTGACCATGCTGCCCTTGACGATGAAGAACAGCGCCGAGGACACCGACCGGATGTGAGGGAAGTGAGCGAACACCATCAGGGACATCAGCGTTAGCTGGTCCCTGTCTGGATACTTGTCGTTGCCCGTCTTCCAGTCGATGACTCGGGCCGTCAGGTTGTCGTCATCCACGATGAGCAGGTCCGCGATGCCGCGCACCCACCTGTCGTCAGAGCCGAACGCGCAGGGGCGCAGGTCCTTGGTCAGCGCCATCTCATGCTCGAACAGCTTCCTCCCAGGCTTGGCGAGAAGCGCGTCCACCACAGGCTGGAAGAGCACGAACTCTGGCGGCAGCGGTGTGCCGTCACGCCCGTAGTCCTCGATGGCCTTGTGGACATCCTTGCCGTAGATGGTGTGCTTGGTGTCTGTGAACGGGAACCGCTTCAGCACCGTCACTTCGTGATACTGCCGCGCACACTGCTCAAACTTCTTCAGGCCTGAATGGCTCCAAGTGACCGGCTTACCCATTACAACTCCGCTGTGTTGACGATCTCGTTGAGGCGGTTGGCGAAGCGAGTGACGAACTTCTCGTTGTTCCACAGCTTGTGGTTCATGTCGTACAGGATGGCGTGAGTGACCTCATGCCAGAAGGTGTCGGACACCTCCTCTGTCTTGAACGACCGGCCCGTCAGGTTGCTCTGCGTGGCGATGGTGACTACACGCTTGGCGTGGTCCACCTCACCCATGTGCCCCGGGTGGGGCATCGTGTCCACCATGCGCACGGTGTACGTGTGGTTACTGAGTTTGAACTTCTTGGGGGTTTGCAAATGCTTTCTCCTTTTCTTCGAGTAGTGCAAGCGTAGCTTGCAGGATGCGAGTCTCAACACCCAGGTGAGTGGTGAGTTCACGCGCTTGTCCATACTTGCGCTCAAGGCACAAGTCGTGGATTGCTCGGGCCATGCGCTCGATCTCGATGAGCGGCATGGCGTAATCTGTAACGGTAGCGATGTTCATCCTTTTGCCAATCCATAGCGTCGGTGAGCGCCGCCGTCTGCAGCCAGGGGAATCCCCGGCATGTAGCTCGGCTGCACGGTCATGCAGGCCAGAAGGTACTCTTTGGCCTCATCCGCTTCACTCTCGGGCGCTACGCATAGCGCTTCGTCGTGCACGGTTCCACAGACCGGATACCGCTTTCCTATTCGCAGCATCCCGTCAGTCATCACACAACGCGCCGTGCCCTGCACCACGTTGTTCGTGACCTTGCCCGCGTAGAGCTTGCTTCGCTTGCCGTCTTTGCCGTCAGCGTAGCTCCACTGGACTCGGCCCTTCTCGTCTTGGTCAGGGCGGAGATCAGGATACCGCACACACATGCCACTTGGCAAGACGATCTCACCCTTGCGGAAGGTCAGGCACTTGTGCGTGTACTCCTTGCCCTTGTACAGGCTGTGCTCGATAAGCTGGCCCATCAGTTCCCAGAACGCCACCACCGGGGCCGAGGCCGTGCGGTACTTGTCGATGATGGCCTTGGCTGCGAGGCAGTGGATGGCAAGCTCAAGGTCGGTGCAGGTGTGGGGGATCTCCTCCATCTTCTTGATGTTCTCATCCCAGGACAGGAACTTCTGCACGTCAGCGCCGGTAACGCCAAGCTGCTTCGCCTCTTCTCTTGAGTACCGTTTTGGCGGTGCTCCCAGGAACCCAGTAAGCAACTGCGCCGCGAACGATGCCCAGCCTAGCTGGTAGCCTGCGCCCAGCAGGGCTGACTTGGCCGACTGCCGCTCCACCGGGTGGCTGTCCTTGGTCATGCCGGGGATGCTGAACATCTGCGAGCCGAACTGCGCGTAGGGATCACCGCCAGCGCGGAAGATGTCGAGCAGGGCGTCGTAGTCAGCCAGCCACGCCAGCACACGCGGCTCGATCTGCGAGAGGTCACCGACCACGATGACGTGCCCCTCAGGGGCCATGATGGCCTTGCGCAGGAACGACCCACGCTTGAGGTTCTGCATGTTGATCGCGCTGCCCTTGGCTGCAGTCCACCGGCCTGTGGCTGCACCGTAGTAGCTCAGGGGCACCGGCAGGTTGCCCCGGTCAGCGATGTCGAGGAAGCGCTGCGCACGTGTGCGCTCACTTGTGCTCTTGACCTTCAGTCGCGCCTCGCATAGAAGTGCAACGTCCTCATTCTCGTGATTGAGTAGCGCCTGGAATAGCGCGTCATTCTTTGCAAGGGCGAGAGCTTCTTCTCCCGTCGTTTTGCTGATCTTCGTTGGCGGCTCGACGCCCAGAGCTTTGAGGGCTTGCGCGAACTGAGGGTTTGACGCAAGCGTAGCCTCAACCATGCCGAGCTTCTGTAGAAGACCTTCACGTGCAGTCCTTTCCTCTTCAATCGCCTGCGCCAGCATCTCCTTGTCAAGCTGCAGCAGCGGGCGTGTGTACATCTTGAGCGTCATGTCGATGAGCTTCAACTCCTTGGTGGGGTAGCCCTCGATCAAGCGCAGGAAGATCTGCTCACACAGGTACGTGTCGTGCTTGCAGTAGTCAGCCAACTCTTGTTCCACAACGAACGGGATGCTCTCCAGCATGCCATCGGTTGAGTGCACCGCCTTGCCCTTGGGAGGAAGCTCGAACGCCTCAGCCAGCGTTGCCAGGGAGTTGCCCACCTCGACGCCACGCAGGGCGCGGGCCATGCTGAGCGTGTCGAAGATGAACGCAGGCTGGATGCCGTACTCCCAGGAGAGGATCGTCACGTCGAACTGCGCGTTGTGCGCCAGCACAGCGGTGCGGGACCAGTCGATGCTGGCTGCCCAGCGCCGGATGCGGTCGCTCCTTACCCATACCGGGATCTCATCGGTGCCCACCTCCTTGTAGCACAGGCCCCACGCCTTAAAGCGTGGATCACGCACGTACTCTTCGGTGGTCATCTTGGACAGTGTGTACTCTGACCGAGACCATGCCGTCTCGAAGTCAAGCACGATGATCTTGTCATACGGTCTCAATGTGTTTCTCCCTTGCGTTGCAAGTCGTTGGCAACGAGGTTGGTGATGAACATGTCCGCAGCTTGCGTGAGCATGTGCCCCGTCTCATCGAGCGAGGCGTTGACGCCCATGACTTTGAGCGTGTCTTCGTTCTCGACCAGCAGGAACACGCCGTGGTTCTTGGCCTCCAAGAAGCAGCTACCCACCATGAGTATGGTGCGCACGAACTGATCCGCTTCATCTGCAGGAAGCGCAGCGATGCGCTCCATCATCGTCACCATACGCAGCCTCGCGGCTACGTCGGTAACACACGTGTCTGTCTCATTCATAGCTCTGCCTCTCTAGGAACCAATGTTCCAACAGTTCAGTGGTGTCTTCGCGCACCACCATCGCGGACCCACCGGCACGGTGGATGTCTGCCATCTCACGCTCTTGTAGAGCAGTGGGCTTATTGAATCCGGCCTTGCATTCTACACCCAGGAACATGCCTCGGTAGCACACGATGATGTCTGGTATGCCTGCTCGACCGTAGCCGTTCTGTGCAGGGAAGAAGTGGTAGGCTTTGTACCTTTTAATCACCTCTACACATTTAGCCTTTACAGCGTTCTCAGGGGTTCTTGCCATCGTTGAATTCCTCCACTTCAATGAGCTTGTCGATGTAATGACGGGCCTTCTTCAGGTCTTGCACGCCGCCCTTGTGTCGCCAGCGGGACAGGTACTTGACAGCGTTGCCGTCTAGATACCCTAACTGCCAGTCGAGGATCACATCCCAGG